TGATGATGTTTTTTATCCTCAAGCTAAAAAAACTTTAAATAAACTAACAAAGATAGAGAGTAAATAATGAAAAAAAATGAAATATTTATACCATTCAATGTTAGTTCAAGCAAGAACAGCAAGCAATGGACAGGTAAATACTTGATAAACAGTAAGGCAACAAGAGAGTATATAAAGAATAGCAAAAGCTACTACATCGAAGAGGCTGAGCGGTTTATCGAACTCACTAAAGACTTACCTAAACCCTTGCATATATCATTTTATTTCATACGTAATAGCAAACGAAAGTTCGACTATATCAATCCAGCTCAAACTGTACAAGACCTGATGGTTAAATATGGGTGGATTGAAGATGATGATATACACAACTTAGTACCATACTTTCATGGATACCATGTTGACAAAGAAAACCCAGGAGTAATTATAAAAGTTTTAAAAAATGACAAAGCAAAGAAGCACACACAAGACTAGACTATTAGAATGGTTTAAAACACACAACAGTATTACATCTTTAGAAGCATTTAGAGAGCTTGGTAATACAAGATTAGCGGCTACAATATTTACGCTAATAGATGACGGTAAAACAATAGAAAAAGAAACTATTGCAGCACCTACTAGATACAATACAAAAGCATACGTAACTAAATACACATTAGTAAAATGAGAAAGATAGAAGAACTAAGCGACTCTTTCATAACTGATGATGACACATACTTTAAAGATTTTATGTATGCTACAAGTAGTATGACAAAAACTTTATCAAATGGTTCTACATATGATTTAGAGTATTACTTAAACACCGAAAGTAAAGAAACTGAATCTTTACTTGTAGGTAGTGCGTTTCATTGTTATATTCTTGAACCAGATGAGTTTAATAAAAGATATGTATATGCACCAAAAATAGATAAACGTACTAAGATTGGTAAACAAATGTATGCAGAATACTTAGAAACTATTGGAGATAGAAAGCCTATACCTGAGCACTATGAAAGTATATTTTCTATAATTGAACAACGCCTTATTGAGAATAAGAACAGTAAAAAGCTGTTAAAAGAGTGTACTGATTATGAAAATTTGTATTTTTGGAAAGACTTGAAAACAGGCTTGAAATGTAAAGGTAAGGTTGACGGGGTTGGTAAAGACTATATAATAGACTTAAAAACAACCAGCAAAGGAGTTGATGTAAATAGTTTTAAAGAGTTTCTAAAGTCTTGGAATCTTGCTCATCAAGCAGCTTTTTATTGTAACGGAACACAAATAAATACATTCTATTTCATTATGTGTCAATTAAAAGCTCCTTTTAATGTTGCTGTATACAAAATTAGTGACAAAGTTATGAAAGAAGGTCAAAAATCTGTAGAATATACATTAAATCTATACAAAGATTTTATGGAAAATGAACAGATGTCTCATATAAACCAAGGTAAAATCATAGAAGTATAATGGAAATAGTTTTTGTATACGGAACATTAAAGCGTGGCTTTGGTAATCATAGATTAATTAAAGACCAGAAATTCTTAGGTAATGGAGTGACAACAAATAGATATGTAATGTATGCCAATGGTATACCTTACGTATCTGATATGTTTAAAGCATATGAGATTTCAGGTGAATTATATAAAGTTAGTACAAGAGCATTGCAAGACATGGATTTATTAGAAGGGCATCCAGTATGGTATGTAAGAAAAAAAACTTCTGTTAAATATATAGATAAATCAGGTAATGAAAAACAAGTGGATGCATGGTTATACTTTAACGATAATATACCACATAACGCACAATTAATTGAAAAAGGAATTTATGGAGAAACAAAAGGAAACTCATACGAGTCCCTACTATGAGGATAAACAAATTAGAAAAAAGATAGATGTATTGCTGCATGAAAATGCAGTGGTACAATCTAACTTAGGTATAGACAGTACTATAGAAGAAAAAAATAATGCAAAAAAAGAGAGTAACAGAATCAAGGGTGACATCAAAACCATGGACAAAATATTCGCAGAACATTGCTTCCCTGAAGACGACTAATAAAACTAAGTCAATTATAAAGGACATAGTTATGCTTGCATACAAACATAACGGGGTAACATATGAAATGTTAAACACAAGAAAAAGAACTATTGTTGATGCTAACATTATAGCATGCAAGATAATACATGAATTCTTTAAATTGTCCACAGAAAGTATAGCAAGTATATTTGATAAACATCATGCAACAGTTATACATTATGTTAAGTTATGGAACAATACCTTAACTTTTGACAAAGAATGTCATCAACTTTATAGTTTAATATGCGACCACACTATAAGAGAATTGTATGGCGATAAGTTAGAGCTTAACGATATAGAGCTTGATAAGCTAAACATATTGCAATTACGTAGACTTGTTCAAGAGTTACGTTTAGAAAATAATACTCTTAAAAACAAGCTACACAACATACAAATAATGTTCTAAATCAAACATACAATGCATGATGCGCCAATTAATTTTTTAAATTTGACTTACGAAGTCAAGAAAAATATAAATAAACGTGGTGAAATTATTTTATCTACGTCGTCCATAACAAAACAATCTCGTGAAGTTTGTATTGGTAAATCATTAGATATACTAAACGATAAATACTGGAATGGTAATTTGCTGTCTAGACTTTTAAAAGACAACGAAAGTAAACATGGTTGTGAAATAAAAATAATCTCTTTTGATGTAATATCCGAACTTGGATTTACAACAAAAAGATTTAAAGAACGAGAGTTTCCTGCGTG